CAGTCCTATGTACAACAGTCGCTCGCCGCAGATCTTGGATGCGAGGTTGGCCCTATCATCTGGAACGTCGGCTCCCTACATGTCTACGAACGTCACTTCGGACTAGTGAAGTAATGACAACACCAGCGTACGTATGGGACGATCGCTTTCTGAAGATGGCTAGAGAGGTAGCGTCTTGGTCTAAAGACTCTACCAAGATCGGGGCCATCGTCGTGGACAAGCACAAGCGCATCCTGACGCAGGGATACAATGGATTCCCTCGAGGTATCGCAGACGACGAGCGCAGGCTCAAGAATCGCGAGCTCAAGCTCAAGTATGTCGTTCATGCCGAGATGAACTGCATCTACAATGCCTGCCATCATGGCGTCAGCCTTGATGGTGGAATGCTCTACGTCTCTGGGCTTCCAGTCTGCTCTGACTGCGCTAAGGGCGTCATTCAGTCTGGTATCAAGACCGTGATTATGGAGTTCGACCAGACACTCATGGACGGACCATGGGGAGAGAGCTGGAAGTTGAGCGAAGAGATGTTTAATGAAAGCGGTGTATATCATGCAATCTATCCAATCGAAAACCGTCATAGACTATATTCACAATCATAAGCCTAGCAAAGACGTGATCGTAGTAGGTCAGTCGCCAGCTAAGACTAATAATCCATCAGCCAGCGGTACGTACGCAGTCATCAATGCATGGCTGACTTCTGCCTGCGTCTACTCGTGGTCGTTCACCAACGTCATCGATGAAGAGGGTGGAGACAGACTTAGCCAAGTAGACTTCGAGGCTGTGTACAAGCGAGTTCGCCCGTGGAAGGGCAAGAAAGTCATCGCACTCGGCAACTTGGCGTCAGAGGTGCTGACTGAACTCCGCATACCACACCTGAAATTATTGCATCCCTCTGGTCTCAACAGACATCTAAATAAGTTCGATAACCGCATCGAGCAGATCCGCTTGATCCATGAATACGTGAAGGGAAGCAAGTGAGCATAGAACCTACGCAGTACTACGACGAGTTCATACGATACTTCAATCTGGCGGCAGACCAGCAGATCAAGTGTAATACGGCCACTGTAGAGCCGTACGGCATGATGGATCACAAAGACTCCGGGATGAACGACGACCTCATGGAGAACGTGACTCTCTATGATGTCGTCGAGCGTAAGCTGGCCGGCTTCTCTCAGATCGTCAATGACTGCTTCTACGGATGGACAGACGAGCACCCGTACTGGCCCAAGATGAAGGCTGGCAAGGTGACTCGTCAACGCGAGATGGTGGCGCACGCGTGGACAGGTAAGCACAAGGACTTCGACCTCCCCGAGTGGCTCTACATCTTCATCCTGCATCGCGTGTGCGGGTCTGCCATCAACTACGCCACGCAGCCTTCTGGTTATCACAACACCATCTTGTTCGATCTGCACAAGGCCAACACCATCGAGGACATGACCAAGATGGTGAACACCTATCCTACGCCGTTCTATACCTCGGTAGGCTACCAGTTCCCGGCATTCCCTAAGCCTCCTGAGGGTTCTTCTTACAAGAGGAACGGTGACTACTTCTTGACCGAGTTCGCTCCTCGCCTGGCTCGCGACATGGCCGATTGGCTCACGAAGAGTAATGCGAAGAAGGACCTCCGCGAGATGGGTGAGTGGATGTTCGACTGGAATAAGAAGAACGGCCTCCGAGTCTACCAGTTCCAGTACGCCGCAGTCTTAGCAGACATCGCCGACTGGTATCCTAAGTTCGTCAATCTCGATAGTATGTTCTACTACGGGACGAATGCTCGCGAGTGTATCTCATATCTAGCAGTGCCTACCAAGAAGATGAGTCAGGACCAGTTCCTCGACGCAGTGATGGAGAAGATCTATGCGGATACGAAGTCTCTTCCGTACAATGCGGAAGATGTTTGTTGCGACTTCATCAGATGGGTGGAAAACTACGTCAGACCGGGTGCACACTACGACCATCTGGACTTCGACGGAGTATGGTCGAGCTGTAGAATTAAAGATCACCCGTTTGGTCGACAAAAAGCCATGCTTGACCTTGGTCTCGTCAAGACCTTCAACGGAATGACTGCTCATCCTTCCGATGACGCCGTGTTGAAGAAGGCAGGCGTCACCGTGGAGCAGTACAAGCAGATGGTCTCGCAATTATAAATAGCTATACTCAATAGGAGGAACTCATGAGTATACAGAAAGTAGTCAAGTACCTATCCGAGACCACCAAGAATTCTAGCTTTCCTGAAGGCTTACAGGCCGCGGCGGATCACCTCTTTAAGAGCGGGTGGGAAGTCAAGAGGACTAAGACTGACGGTCGTCCTGCCGTTCATGCCGAACATGAATCCGGTAGACAGATCCATGTCAGTGAAATAGAAGATGGACATCATCGTGCTTCGGTAGGTGAAGGTCCTGGAACGTTTAAGGGAAAAGATACTAAAACCGGTGCTGCTCTCTTACATGACAGCGAACACAAAGATCCAGTGAAGGCAGTACAGGGCGCTCTAGCTTGGCACAAAGCTAACTAACTTAGAAAGTTTGTTATGAATGGATTGACTGAATTATTTTTTGATCGTTCTAATGACATAAAGTATGAGAATCTGGCCGACGTAGACATGCTGCCTAATGGCAAGCCGAGTCGCAGCTGGATGAAGGACTGGACGCAGGAAGAGAGGACTGAGAAGTTCTTCGAGTTCTGTCGAGCATACGACATGCGAGAAGACTCTCTACTCGCCGAGAACTACCAGCAGTTCTCTCATCGCCTGCACTGGGACGAGTGTCCGTTCGTGGATCTGCTCAAGACTTTTGACGATCCCGAGACAGTGCTTCACGCTTGCATCTTATTCTCATTCACTAACGAGCACTGGCTAACTCTCGGGTCTTGGATCTACTCGGGACAGGCGGGCCTGCGAGACTATTTGAATGAGGGCAATCGCCCGTGTAGGTCTGACCTCTTTCAGATCTACTATCCCAAGGGCACTAGAGTAGAAGAGTGGCTCCTAGCAGGTCCTCAGAAGGCTGCTAAGGCTCTTCATCACGTTCTTGGTGCTAAGAACCGTCCTTACACTATGATGGAGTTTGCCAAGATCCTCAACGAGCACTTCGTCACCGAGCAAGGATTCCGCAACGCCATGTATCCCTGCAAGAACGCGGCTCGTCACGTAGCCATGTCTCATCCCGAGTGGGTAGATCCAGAGAGCTTCTTGCACGGAGGCACTGGCTTCTTCGATGGTCTACAGCAAGTGTTCGACTGCCCTCCTCTCATGAGCAAGGTGAAGTACGAGATCAACGAGTACGGAGAGTACATTGCCCTCAATAAACACGGTGTACAATTTGTCGATCACATGGTATACTTGGCTAATCACAAGTCTAATCCGATAGTTCGACAGAAGCTCTTGAATCTCGAGGACAAGCTCTGTATGCACTACAAATACCTCGCCATTCGAATGAGTATAAAACAACAGACAAAACAAATCCCTTATGAGTGGGTGTATCCGAGAGAGTGGTCTCTCAAGACAAACAAGTATGACAGGATGAATTGATGGCACATGATACACACGTTCAGGACGGTATCAACAAAGACGCCCAGCTCTGGCCGGGTTGTACGTTAGAAGAAGCTCGCGAGTACTATCTCGATCTCGCCGCGGGCTGGACTCCGTACAACCCGGATCCAGTAGTGATCGAACACGACGGAGTAAGAGTAGTCAGAGACGACCTGATCGTCGGCACCAAGACCAGGGCCGGCGACTTGCTCGCGTCTAAGATCAATCACGAGACTATCGTCTACTCTCAGCCTCGAACTGGACTCGCTGGAGTGTCTATCCTAGACGCTGCCAAACACCACAACAAGAGAGTGGTGCTCTTCATGCCTGCCTCTAAGGAGGTATCTCTTCATCAAGCCTGTTGCATCGAGCGAGGAGCAGAAGTGCACTTCAAGCGAATCGCCGCGATGCCTATCCTCAATAAGTACGCATTGGAATGGGCGAAAAAGAATGACGGATTCTTCGTACCACTTGGACTCAAGCACTCATACGCTACTGCTGGTATCGTTCATGCTGCTAGTAAGATCGATCCTCCAGACGAGGTGTATGTCGCCATCTCTACTGGCGTACTGTCTCGAGCTCTACAGATCGCTTGGCCTAAGGCTAAGTTCACCTGCGTGGCTGTCGCTCGAAATCTTAAGGAGGGCGAGCTTGGAAGAGCAGAAGTGATCTCTGAGCCTCTGCCATTCACCACTCCAGAGAAGGCTGAGAACATGCCTCCGTTCCCTGCGATATCTACCTACGACGCCAAAATCTGGAAGTACATTCCGAAGAACACCGGGCGCAATGTCCTGATGTGGAACGTAGGCGCTGAACCCGTGTTGACAAATTCGGCTATATATGATACCATAGACTCCTACCGTGACTGGGACAAGAATTTGAAATGAGCGCACTCGTAGCAACCCCCTTCATCACTATCGCAAGTAACCTGAGCAGCCATCGCGCTGCTCAGGGCGTAATCTATGCCGATCAGATTCGTCAGTCTGGCAAAGACGTCACCGTGAATATGACTCTCGAATTCTATCAGCACGACTTCAATAAGTTCGACGAGCTGTACGTCTATCATGGCAACGACTGGTCTGGTCACCTCAACCTGTTCGGCGGGTTGAAGGAGTTTCCATACATCGACAACTTCGTGAACTTCTCTAAGTTCAAGGGCAAAGTCTACTCGCTGATGATCCCGCATCCCGACTACTACGCGGATCTTCAGCACAAGATGAAGCTGATGAGAGAGAAGAACAAAGAGATCAACAAGATGTGGGACGAGGTAGACTGGCCCAATCTCCAGCGCATGATACAGACCGCAGAGGTAGTCAATCCCAATGAGCTGGTCCTGTACGACAAAGCGGCCATGGGCGACAGCCACGCCATCTGCATGTATCGTCCAGAATGGATGCTCAACTCAGTCCCGTTCAAGACTCTGCATGGTGCCCTGAAGATGGGACTCAAGAGCTTCTTACCTACTGATAAGGTGAATTTCAAGAAGCTCGAGTACTACTTCGGCAACATCGACATTCGCCATCACCTGATGCGTCAGTCCGATCCTGAAGCCGCTACCCGAGACCTCGTGAAAAACTATTACGACGCGTGCAAATCCATTACAGCAGATCTCGGGTGCGAAATTCAGATCTACGAGCCACTGCCCATCGAGAACGAGTCTCGCTCCATTCCTAAGACCGGATGGTACGAGGGTACTCCATTCTATGGCTCGTGGGATGAGCGCGATAACATCCGCAACATCTTCATTGATGAAGCTACCAAGCAGCAAGGTAATGGAGTCACTCTATTCAGGTGGTGTGATAAGTTGAAGAACAACAAGGGCGAACTCGACTTCAAGTACATGGAGAAGCCGCAGTCAGTCCACCTCTCTCGTGAGTTCTATCCTCACTGGCAGGGCAGGGAATACAACGAGAAGAAGCATCAAGCTAACACAGTTATGGGACTATTCGCATGAGCAACATCACCCACGCCACTATCATTCCGCTAATCGGAGGTGAAGCACTCGCGTCGACTGAAGTATTCGGGTCTAGACCGGAGTACATCCTGTCTTATGAAGCATTCGCCGCCAACGAGAAGCACCTGCTCAACTATTGGAACCACGAGGTTCCTTATCACGTACTCGACAAGGGAGGTAGCCACCCGCATCGAGTAGACGTAGTCTCCTCGGTATGTCCGTGTGCCGGCCTGTCTCTGTTCTCCATGGGATACGGAGAGCACAACCCGAACAATCAGTGGATGATCAAGACCGCCGAGTACGTGTTGGGAGAGATGAAGCCAAAGGTATTCTGGGGTGAGAACGCTCCGACGTTCGTGGGCAAGATCGGCGAGCCTATTCGTAAGCAGCTGATCGAGATCGGTCGCAAGAACGGATACACGATGACCATGTATCGCACCAAGAGCCTGCTTCACGGAGTGCCTCAGGTTCGAGAGCGTACATTCTACTTCTTCTGGCAAGACACGAAGGTGCCTGAGCTCGGGTACTACCGCCGGCCCTACACTCGCATCGAGGACATCATCCTCGGAGTGAAGTCTAACTCGCAGATGGAGCCCATCAACAAGAACACGCCTACCAAGGATCCTTACTATCGGTACCTGCTCGAGGTCATCAATGGAGGCGTCACTCATCGTCAGCACTTCGACGCGCTCGACACTGACAAGATCGCTACTCGCTACCTAGACGCCAAGAGCCTGATCGAGTGGCACGGGCATTCCTACAAGCAGGTCGGCGAGTGGATGGCCAAGGAGGGTTACGAGAAGGAAGTAGAGAAGTGCGATCGCATGTTCAAGAAGCTGGACGACGGCGGCAACATCATGCGGCGCGGGACCATCGTGCCTAAGGACCACATCGGCGCCTTCGTAGGACACTACCCTAAGATGCTGACCCACCCGCACGAAGACAGGTATATAACATACAGGGAGGCGATGACCATCATGGGTCTGCCCTCCGACTACGAGCTGCTGTCACCCACTCAGAGCTACAATCACATCTGCCAGAACGTACCGTATCAGACTGCGGTCGACATGGCCACCGAAGTGAAGGCGGTTCTGGAGGGTAAGAGAAACTACATCGACGCCAGATTGGTCCTTCAGCACAATCATAGTCAGTCGGTGGAGATCCTCGATAAGGCTGATACGCCGAGCCTCGAGAGTTTCTTTGATGGAGTAGCAGCGTGACTTTACAGAACATGTTAGGAGTGATGTACGAGATGAATGAGAAGAAGCAACCGTGGATGAATACTGTGACTGGCATCGAGCCGGAGATCGACTCGCCTCTGCATAAGAAGGCGCCGTTCAAGTATAATGAGGAGAAGATCATCGATGATCTATACGAGTACCTCAAGTCTACCTACGGTGAGCACTACACTACCGATTCAGAAGATTCTATACAGTGCTTCGACGCCTGGATCGCCATGGGTGATGCCACGCCCACATTTCGTAACACCGCCATCAAATACCTCTGGCGATACGGAAAGAAGAACGGAAACAATAAGAAGGACCTGATGAAGGCCTTGCACTACATCGTCCTCTGTCTTCACAACGATCACTACAAGGGTAAGTCATGAGGATACTAATCACTGGCATAGCCGGCATGATCGGCTATCACCTGGCGACTAGGCTGATGAACTACGGTCACACAGTCGAGGGAGTAGACGACTACAACGACCTGTACTACGACTCCAAGTTGAAGTACGACAGAGCCAAGCTCCTCAAGCTAGCTGGCGTTAAGATCCACCACACAGACTTCTCTTACATCAACTACGAATCGTATGATCTGGTAGTCCACTTGGCAGCGCACGCGGCCGTAAGAGTCTCGATGAACAAGCAGATCGAGTACATCACGAACAATGTGACTCGTACTCAAGTGATGATCGAGGGCCTCGAGAAGTTGCCTAGAAAGATTCCAGTTGTATACGCCTCCACGTCATGCGTGCAACACGGGCAGCCTCTGCCTTGGAAAGAGTCAGACAACCCCGGTCATCAGAACAACTACTACGGCATGACTAAGAGGATGAATGAGTGTCAGTTCATCGCCTCGAAGATCCCCGTAGCGATTGGCCTCAGGTTCTTCACTGCATACGGCCCGTGGGGAAGGCCAGACATGGCTCTACACATATTCACTAAGGCGATGGTCGAGAATGAGCCGCTGTACGTATTCAATAATGGCAACATGATCCGCGACTTCACGTACGTAGAGGACGTCTGTCAGGGAGTTCACTGCGCTATCAATCACGCGCTGACAATTCCTGAATCGAAGGAGATCTACAACCTAGGCTACGGCGAGCAAGTACAATTGATGACGTTCATCAACTTGATCGCCAAAGAACTAGGAAAGAAGCCCGACTGTGTCATGATGCCTAAGCACCCGGCCGACGTCTTAGAGACTTGGTCTGATACGACTAAGCTGAGAGAGCTCGGCTATAAGCCCACTACTCCTGTAGAAGAAGGCATTCGTAAATTCGTAGACTGGTACAAGGATTACTATAGATGATGAGAGTAGCGATAGTCGGCCACGGCTTCGTTGGCAAGGCCGTAGACGAGGGACTGAAGTGCGTCGAGAAGATGATCATCGACCCCATCTATAACAACACTGTCAAGGATCTCTTTGATTACTATCCAGACGTCGTATTCATCTGTGTACCTACGCCGATGAGAGACGATGGCTCGATTGATTCTGACATCGTGGAAGATGTGATGACCAAGATAGCACTCTCTAGTGCCATCCGTCCTATCATAGTCGTCAAGAGTACGTGCACGCCTGAAGTCATCGACAGGTTAGAGATGCTGTGTCCATTCATCTACAATCCTGAATTCTTGACTGAGAAGAACGCGGCGCAGGACTTCATCAATCCGCCGTATATCATCCTCGGAGAAGGTGGCTATAGCGAAAACGACGTCAGGAGGATGGAAGCGTTCTATCGCAACTACACTAAGTGTAATCCGTTTGCTCCCATCATTAAGACCACTGCTCACACAGCCGCATTCATCAAGTACGCCACCAACACCTTCTTAGCCAACAAGGTCATCTTCTTCAATCAGTTGAAAGAACTCTATGACTCCGCAGGCGAGAAGGAGTGGGATACTCTGACCAAGACTCTATCGTATGACAGGAGAATGGGAGGATCTCACATGCAGGTACCCGGGCCTGATGGTCGCCTAGGATTCGGTGGAGCCTGCTTCCCCAAAGACGTAGCAGCATTCTTGAAGTATGCCGAGTCTCTAGGAAAAGACTTGACGGTATTGCGAGAATCTGCGCACTACAACGCCGAGTTGCGGGGTAAATATAACAGACTGGACGACAGAGAGCTCGCTCAGAATGTGAACTTTAACTATGACAAGAAGAATTGAAAGGAATACTATGGCTGAAGATAATAGCGTCACTCCCTTGACTCCGAGCGCCGCGGAGCAGGCACAGAATCAACCCAATCCCAACGCCTTCAATCTGTCTATCTCCGTAGAGGAGCTTCGTAAGCGTAAGCTGTTCGTGGCTACTCCTATGTACGGCGGCATGTGTGCCGGCATGTTCACTAGGTCCATCGCCGACTTATCCGCTCTCTGTCACGCATACGGCATTCCCCTCCAACTCTACTTCCTCTTCAACGAGTCTCTGATCACTCGCGCTCGCAACTACTGTTGCGACGAGTTCATGCGCTCGGGTGCCACTCACTTGATGTTCATCGACTCCGACATCGGCTTCGACCCGAGGGACGTCATCGCTCTCTTGGCCATGCAGGACGACCAGAGCGACTACGATGTCATCGGCGGACCGTATCCTAAGAAGTGCATCAGCTGGGAGAAGGTCAAGGCTGCCGTCGATAAGGGCTTCGCCGACGAGAACCCACAGAATCTCGAGAAATTCGTGGGCGACTACGTCTTCAATCCGAAGGGTGGACAGGGATCGATTCCCATCAATCAGCCAGTAGAAGTCCTCGAGATCGGCACCGGCTTCATGATGATTCGTCGTCGCACTCTCGAGAAGTTCGTCGAGTCATTCCCGCAGTACAACTACAAGCCGGATCACGTTCGCACGGAGGCCTTCGACGGCACTCGCGAGATCATGCAGTTCTTCCAGGCCGAGATCGACCCGAAGAGCAAGCGCTATCTCTCAGAGGACTACTGGTTCTGTCAGAAGATTCAAGAGCTCAATATGAAGACCTGGTTCTGTCCGTGGATGAAGATGCATCACGTAGGCACCTACATCTTCGGTGGATCACTCGCCGACCTCGCCGCGGTCGGTGCTTCAGCTACAGCAGACGTCGGCGCAATCCGTAAGAAATGAGGTGTACAGATATGGCAAAGAAGAGTAAGATGAACGCATACATCCTGCTAGACAGGAGCGGATCGATGGAGACTCTCTGGAAGGAGGCTCTCGGATCCATCAACGGATACGTCAAGGAACTACCTAAAGACGCCAACGTCTTCATGGCAGTCTTCGACTCTATCGGCTACGACGTCATCCGCAACACGACGGCGGGTGAATGGAAGCCGGTATCCAATGACGACGCCACGCCGCGAGGAGGCACGCCACTCTTCGACGCATCGGCTCGAATGATGCTGAGGATACTGGACGACAAGCCCGACAAGGCGGTATTCGTCGTCATGACGGACGGCGAGGAGAACCACTCGCAGATCTTCAAGCAGGCCAACGTCAAGGTCCTCGCGAAGAACCTCGAAGACAAAGAATACCAAGTGCTGTTCCTCGGCGCCAACTTCGACAAGGTCGGCGACGTAGCCAACCAGTACGGCTTCAAGGCATCCAGCTGGACCAACATCACACCTACTAACTTAAGTGCGACCATGTCTACACTCGGCACGTCCTCAATGAACTACATGACCGGCACTGCTCGCGGTGTCGATATCACAGACGACCTCAAGAAAAAAGCAACTGGCTAACAACGGAGCTCTATACTATGAAACTCTCGAACGAAACCGTGAATCTCCTCAAGAACTACAGCACGATCAATCCATCCGTGTTGTTCAAGCAAGGCAACAGTCTCTCGACCATCTCTCCCACGAGGACTGTGTTCGCCAAGGCAGAGATCAAGGAAGAGGTGCCTCAGCAGTTCGCCATCGCCGAACTGAACAAGTTCCTCGGCGTACTCTCGATGTTCAAGGATCCGGAACTCAAGTTCTATGATAACTACCTCGAGGTGTGTAGCGAGACGAAGAAGGTCAGGTACACCTACGCCGAGCTGAGCGCCATCATCACCCCTCCTGAGAAGGAACTCAAGTTCCCCGATCCTGAGGTGGAGTTCGATCTGAAGTCGGACGACTTGTCTGCAGTCGTCAAGGCTCTCAGTGTGTTGTCCCTCCCCGAACTCGCTATCACTGGAGACGGCAGCGACGTCGCCATCCAGGCCATCAGCAGCAAGAACTCCACTGCCGACAGCTACTCGCAGGTGGTGGCTTCTACTGACAAGAAGTTCCGCATCATCCTCAAGACCGAGAACCTGAAGCTCCTCGCTCGCGACTACCGAGTAGCCGTGACGAAGAACATCGTCAAGTTCAGCTCTCCGGATGTGACTTACTTCGTAGCGGCGGAAGCGCACTCCACCGTCAATTGACCTGTGTACTCGGTCGACAAGATCGAGTATAGTATAGCAATGTAATCAGTGGAGATA